CCTGCTGGATATAACTCCAACTGCTCTATTCTTTTTCTTACAGTAGTGTCGCTTAATTTGGTAAGCCTTGTAATCATTCCTACTGTAAATAGTTCATCAAAATGGGTTCTCATTTGTTTCATATAAATTCGTATTCGTCTATGTATTTCTGTGGTGCGTTTGGTCTTTTATTTAGCGCTAGTGATAATGATGAGCGATTAATTCCTGTTTCTCTACATAACTGTATCATTCCGCTAAATATTTTACCATCTGATTTTCTTCTGACTTGTTTCATCAGATGTGATTGTGACCTCTGCATTGAAAGACTCTTATCTGATAGCTCTACAAAGTCGTGTACTTTCTTTTTGTTTTTATAACGATGACCGTTTTTTATTTGGTTTAGATTATAAAAATCAATTGGCTTCCATTTCGGTCTTGGCAAATCCCATAAGTAAGAGTCTTTATTGTTTGATTCAAATAATACCTTACTTATTTCTGCGTTCCTCATTTCTCAATCGCTCCAAATATAAAATACCATCCATTAACTCCATCTGCATATGCTCCGCCCATCCATCAAAGTCGATGTCTTTTCTATCTAAAGTAGTGCCGTATTTTTCAATACCAACTCTTGACCTGTCTTGGAATTTCTTAATAACTGATTCAACAACTGAGTCTTTTATATTTCCGTTAGCATCTATACGCATAACTTCTTTACTAGTATCGTTTACATTCCATACGTCTGTAGTAATCATTCTTCCAGTCCACAAACCGTTAGCTGTTGGAACGCAAGTTGTTGAATCAAATAACCCTTTACCTCCAAATGACTTAACTGGTTTGTACTTCTTAAAGTTAACTTTCTTAAATTGCTCAGTCAAGTAATACTTAACTCCAATTAGTTCAGAGTATAACATTCCGTTACTAGTAAGCTCGTAAATCTTACCTTGTTTAAAAGCTACATCTCCTTCTGATGTAACGTAGTCTTTAACACATACATACTTTTTCATAGTTCTTTAATAATTAATTGTTTTAGTTTCTCTAGTTGTTTTGAATTTATATTTTGGTAATAGTTAATTCCGTGTATTACAGTCCCGTGGTCTTTGGATAATGTTCGTGCTATTCTTGAATAACTATAGCCAAACTCTTTTAGTATCACGTAGTATAGTGAGCGTAGCTCTACATATTCTTGTTTTCTTGTTTTGTGGGATATATCAAATCCTGTTTCTCTTTTGATAATATCTCTGATTCTTTGTTCCATAATATTTGTTTCAGTTCATTAAAATCGTCTTGAGTCCACTTAGGGCGAGGCAAATCCCACAAGCGATGTTCCTTGACACCGCAATATTGTAATATTTGACTTATTTCTGCATTTTTCATTTGACAAAGTAAAAGATAAAAAACATAATACGCAATAGTTATTCACTATTTTTAAACATTATAAATAAGGCTAATATTTTGTAGTTTAAGGTATAATGTGTTAATTTGTAGTCTATAAACAATTTTACAATGAGTGACGAGGAAAGAAAATTAGAGTCAAGAGTGCATACTCTATACCAAGAGGTTACAGAGCTTAAAAGAATATTAGAGCATATAAAGAACTTCGCAGAATCAATAAAAGAACCAGTTATTAAAGATATTATTAAACAAGAAATTAAAAGTTATGAGGAAAGAAGTAAAGTATGACACATTTCCACATAGAGACATCTCTATGGGGAAAGATGACCAACAAAGAGGGTTGCAATGGTTTAAGGATAGGTATGGAAAATTCACAGCAAGTAAGATTATTGACTTATTAGGAGTAAAAGGTATGGGGCTAACAGGAGAGACGTATGCTATCGATAAAGCTATCGAGCAATTATACGGAGAAGTAGAAGATGGGTTTACCTCTAAAGATATGCAACGTGGTATTGATTTAGAACCAATTGCTTTTGCTAAGTTCAAAGAAGTACATCCAAATCTAAACGTACAAAACTGTAGCTTTTTTACTTATGGCGAACACGCTGGAGCATCTCCTGATGGATTGATTGATGACGATGCAATTTTAGAGATAAAATGCCCTAAGGGAAAGAAATTCTTTAGATTGGTAGCCGAAGAGAACATCGATAAGATATATGTAGCTCAAATGCAGATGCAGATGTTAGCCACAGACCGCAAACGAGCCTATTTCTTCAATTATTTAGAAGTAAATGATAAAGTATATCATCATACAATTATCGTTGAACGTGACGAAGATATGATAGAATTGATAAAAGAAAGACTTGAACAAGCAATTGCAATAAAGAAAGAATATATTGAAAAAATAGAATCTAAGAGACAGTGGTAACTTTTGACAGAGTATCATAAATGACACCCTGTATATAGAAATAGAGAGACCCCTACTTGAGATAGGGGTCAATCCGAAAGAACCAGAAAAAACTAAAACTTATGAAACGTATCAAAGATACTAATTTAAATGACACCTTTTACGGTGTCATTTGTTTTTTATTTTAATTACTAAAAGAGGTGTGTAATCCTAGCGATTTGTCCGTGTTTCTTACAATGCAAGAACGCTTCTACCGCCTTAGCAGCGTGTTCGTAACCTTGACGATGATGCCAACTATCTGTACCACTTGGACTTCTAAGACTCTCTACAGTAATTCCAATATAGTCTTTTGATGTTTTATGATGCACGTGGTGTGTATAAACATATCTGTGTTTGGTTTGACTCCATTCTAGCGGAAACTCCTGAGCCATTAATAGTGGTAGTAAATCTTGTTTAGCCCCATCTCCGTGAGTAGTGCCGATTAAGTTGTTGTGGTATCTAAACCCTTTACGATGAGCGATTGAGCAGTCAAATGTAATATTATCACAATTCTTGAAGTAAGCCTCTATAACCTGAGCTAAGAAAAACCCATTCATATAATCGTGATTACTTGGATTGAATGTGAAATGCACATCAGCTACAGAGAGCAGCATCTCTAACGTATCTACATATAATTGCTTTGCGATTAGAAAGTTAGAGTGCCACATTCCATCTGTATCTTGAGGTGTACCACTTGTAGTTGTACGCTTAGGTGTGTCGATATGTAATATATCATTACCGCCTATAAATAATATTTTATCAATCTTAAATGAAGATACTTTATCCAATATACCTCTAACACCACTCAGCACTCTTTGTACTGCTATTTGATTGTTATAAGATTCCCCTACTTCAAAGGCTGAACATAACTTACCGATATGAACATCAGCAGGATCTATAACCAATAGGTAACTATCGTTACTCTCTATGCGTTCTAATTTAGGAAACTTAGGAGAATATTGTTGTAAATCTCTAATAAGGTCTTCTCTAAACGTATCGTCTTTTTCTTCAAATGTTTCGTAAAAAACAACATTATAAAATGGAACAGAAGAGTGAGTAATTAATTTCCAACTTCTAATTTTAGAATAATCCAATCCGTAATACTCACAATATTGTTGGATATTCATTAAACTTCCATTATCAGCTATAGCTGTAAAGTGAGTATTACTTTTAGATTGGTAGTTATTTGAGTCTGTTTCTGACTTTATCTTAAAGTACTCTTTCTCTTGTTCTTTACTAATTCTGTAACGACCTGATTTGTTTATCTCAAGTCCTAGTTGTTTCGCAATTGTTTCGTTTATTCTGTATCTCATAGTTTATCTTCCCCCACCAGCGTAGGGCTTTTTATAGTTCTTACTAGTTTTTAGTTTAGAACTCCCCGACTTAGCGTGGATTCCTTTTCGGTTAACTTTTACTTTTTCTTTCTTTTGTACTTCTGTTTGTTTCTTTGCCATTTTTAAAACAATTTATATTCAAAAATTAGGTTGAAATTACTTGGTTGTAAGTTATACTGAATACCAAAGTTAATCTTTTTTACATTAATAATCGCTCTGGTGTAGAAATTAGGTTCTTCGAGAGACGTTTGCTTTGTGCTTAAACCAACTAAAGCGCTGAATTTAGGAGCTTTGGATTTGTTGATTATAGTCTGTTGGTTTCCAATAACTATTTTCTGTTTACTGATAATAGTATCTTTAATTCCAATCTGATTTTCGTATACCTTATCCTTAGCAATAAAGTTATTTATTCTCTCTTCTTGATTTACTGATATTTGTTTTATAGCGTCACAGTTTACAAGCTCAGCAGCTGTTTGTCTAGCTACAGACTCAGGTACAAATGTAACTGAGTCTTTGCTATTATACCTATCAGCGAAAAATTGCTCTATACCGCTATGTGGTAAACTATCAATAACGTGAAGCTCTTTTACAAGAGTCTCTTTTATAACTTTTATTTTATCAACATAAACTACATCCACAGATTTAAGACTGTCGATTTTTATTTCATTTGTTTTAGCTTCTTTTTCTAAAGACTTTACCTCACTAAGCAATTGCTTATTCTCAAACTCTAATTTAGATTGGTCTAAAGTATTTTGGTGTTGCATTACGATATAAATAAATATCAATACAAACCCTAGCCACTGGTTCTTAATGTATTTCATTATCCTTTGATTTGTTTATAGAATTTATTTGTTTGAACGATACGGTCATCGAGACCATGAACCCCGCCATTAACTCTCTTAGACACTTTGGTAATAGAGTCAGTAGTTACTGTAGTACATAACGGAAGCAATCCATTCTTATTGAAAAAGAACAAAGCACTCTCTAAAAAGTATTTACCTTTAACTAAATCAGGATTAGCTACACAGTCTTCTTTAATAAAAGCAGTGAACGCTTTGTAGTTGTCCTTACCTGTCAATTGAAGAGCGCCTCTTCCTCTAAACTTCCATCCTTCTCCAGATTTCTCGTCTCCGTTACCCATTCTAGATGCATATACTTTGTTAGCAATCTTTTCAGGTTGTCTTTCATAAGTCTTAGCTATAGCTTCTGTAGGAAAGTATTTTTTAAAAATACCTACAAGACCTTTAGCTCCATAGTTAAGGTTTTCTGTATCAGACACAAATCCACCTGACTCGTGATGACACTGACCTAAGATATGAGCCAACTGCTCATCTGTAACTTTCCACAATTCTTTCATTTTTGCAAATGAAGCCTTTCCTAAAATACCGTCAGCGCCTAATCCGTTAGCTGCCTGAAATTCTGCAATCTTCTTACTCATTTTTATTAAATTTTAATTTTACTCCCTATTGTTATAGCGTAAGTCATTGGTATGTCTTGTGTGCTATTCATTGTTGTTATTCCTATATTTGCTTTAAACCTTTTAGTTAAATTGAAGTCAAAGTTGCT